ATAGGAGTGAGGGGACTTGAACCCCTACGATTTTACAATCAACAGATTTTAAGTCTGGTGCGTCTACCTATTCCGCCACACTCCCGTCAAGTTTCCAAGTGGGAGGATGAAATGAACAGTATTCGTTGAAGGTAATTTTCATTTCCTTGTTAGTGAGATTAGCATGTTTTGCTGCTGTTGGCAAGTTCCATTTTGCTGACCAGAGCATCTCCATAGATTTACGGGTTTCAGGTCGCATCAGTAGGAATTCCCTCTACAAAACTTTTACGAAACTCTTCAACCTGACTCTGAATCTCTTCAGGAACAGGTGAAATCTCATTAACAGGAACCATCATAGCAGATTTTCCGTCAGGGCGAGTAATTTTCCAGCAAACTCTTTGAGTTTCTGTAAGGTCCATGATGAAATCAAAATGGTCTTCTGCTTGGCGTAAAGTAATTCCGATAGGTCCAATCATTGTAGTTCTGCAAACAAATAGGTAATCATTTCAGCGTCTAGAAGTTGACCGATTTCAGAGATAGTCTCTGCAAAACCAGTTGCACCTTCTGAATTCCACTGCCAAGTTACAGTCTTGTCGTATCCTTCTTCGTCCACAATGTTGATTGAGCGTTTGGAGAAGTTCACGAAGACGTGAGCAAGTTCTGTGTTGGGCATGGGGTCTGTGCTTTACCTATGTAGTATAGCAGACCGCCCTGAGGGTGTCAAGTCAATTGAGGAAAATTGATTTGCCGTCGATCAGGACAATACCCTTAGCAGACAAGACCATACCTAGACCACACTTGACGGTTGCAGCGAGAGCAGCATTCAGGACGATAGCTCCAGCACCAACGTTGACATTAAACATTCCAGTAGTAACGTTACAGTTGTATCCTGTAGCACCAAACGTTCCAGAATAAGGACCAGCGGGATTGACAATAGTATATCTAGGAATAGCATCAGCACCAGAAGTTGAAGGTGTCATAACTGTTTCAACAGATCCACCAACAAATCTACGAATACCAGACAATGCTTTAGGAATAGGTGATGGTGGCATATTGATCATCTCCACCAAGTGAGGTGTAACAATCTCAATAGAGTTATCACCACTGAAGATCTGTTCCGCAGCACTTCTACTCTGTTGTGATGCAGAGTTTTCGTACATACTACCAGTAACCTTTGTAGAAGTAGATGCGATGTTCGCTTCAGCACCCTGCAATTCAAACTTAGCACCAACGGTGTTTATATCAACGTCGGAACCAAATCTGATAGTATGCTTCTGTACTTTGTCGTTCTTCTTCTCACCATTGTTATCAACAACTTTGGGAGCACCTTCTGCACCAAGGAAGAAACCACCACCAACTTCAATGTGACAATCTCCAGTTACTTTTAGGAAGTAATCACCTTCAATGTTTCTAACACAATCACCATCAACAACAGAACAATTGTCTCCGTGTGTTTCTTCTGTGTAGTTACCAGCATAAGAAGTATGATCTGCAACCAGTGAACCGTTATCACCTTTCTCTGGTGATCCTTTATTTTGTGATTTAGCGTATGTTTTTACTTTCTCTTCAATCTGTTCATCTGTTAGATCAGGATTTGCCTCACGAATAGTTTTTCTAGCAACATATTCAGCATATAAACTTTGATTCAACTTAACAGATGTTCTAGTTGTTCCACTAGCATCCTTGTGAATACTTGCTTGTCTGCCAGGTGTACCAACAAACATGTCATAAGATCCATCAAGGAATGTTTTTGCAGCAGTCAAGAAAGGATCTGCATCATTAAAGACGCTATCTAAAAGACTACCTGCTCTACTATTTCCACCACACTCACCTCTAGATTGACCTCGTATCTTATTAATTTCTGCTAATTCTTCAGGAGTACAATGTGTAACACCAAACAAAGGATACCAACCAACAGTATCAACACCACCATCAGCAGATCGACCACATCCGCTACCGATGAACTTAATGAACATAGCAATCAGACCAGTGATTGAAGTGATTCCTTTCGTAAAGAGGTCTGTGCCTGCTTCAAAGATTTCACTACCTTTTTGCCATGCATCGATAATATCTTTTGCTTTACCAACACCATCAACGATTGTCTTTACAGTATCAACAACCTTCAGAACTGTATCGAGAAGACCTTGAACCTGACAAATAACTCTATCGATAGCAGTTTGTACACCCTGCATAACGAAAGTTGCTTTGTCAATCAAACCATCTAAGACACCTTCAAGAAGACCCAAGATACTTCCAACAGGATCAGCGATGAAACCCAACAGTTGATTGTCGATCATGCAGAGAGATTTAAGAATCGTCGTAACCGCCTGTTGAATTACCGTGAAGACCACGAAAGGAGCACCAGTTGCACCACCAAGAATATTGACAAGTTCTAACTGTTCTGCAAGGTTTGCCAAAGATTGTCGCATCGCAGATACAACCTGAGTAAATACCGCACTCAAGAAGTTCTGAATCTTTGCAGTCAATGCCTTTGCACTAACAAGTTTACCTGTAACAACATCAAGGAAGTCACCATCTTCTGCTTTAATCAGTGTTCCAGCATGGTCAGCAAGATCTTCTAAGAGATAAGATAACTTATACTCTAGAGTTTTCCATGGACCAGCGACTCCATTAGCAGCAGGAATTGGTTTATCTGGTTGTCTAGGTTTGTTTGGATTACCACCACTACCATTCAATAGATTACCTATGTTAGCAGGAGATCCAGCACCAGCAACCTCACCATCGTTGCCATCAGCATCTTTGCCTGGTAGAGAAACAGTATTGTCTGCTTTTGGTCTATAGAAACCCTCCTCTTTGGTAGTTGCCATAGTTGCATTCGGGTTCATAGGATGAACTGTTGCAACGTTTGGTGCAATACCAGGTTCCATTTTTTCACCAGTAAAGGCGAAAATTTTCTTCTCCTGAGTATCTGCAGATTTTTTGACTCGCATGACACCCATCACAATAGGCATCTGTGCTGCTTCTCCATCCATGAAGAAACCCATGACAATAGCGCCTGGTTGTAATTGACCAGAACTTTCACCTTGTCCATCATTACCTGGTTGAGAGGTATGCTGTAATACAGTTGCCCAAGGAAGATATTCAGTTGGTAAATCGTTCGTAGTGCTACCACGAACATTAGTGTAATATCCAAGAACACGAACCTTGACGCGACCCAATCTCATTGGATCTTCGTTGTCCTCAACTTCACCAACCCACCAGAAAAATCCGTCTTTACCGACGAAATTTACTGTAGGTTCATTAATAATACCGTCAATAGTTTGCATCTATCAATTTGTATTTTGACTATTTATCGGAATTTCCGAAACCAGAATTATATAGGTCGAAATCACGTCTGGTCAAAGGTGCCGACTTGAGACCTGCTTGATAACTTCTAGCAACATCTTCACCCATGATATTGAAAGATACAATCAGTCTATTTTTCTTACCTGTGTTTATGGGTGCTTCATGTAAAATGTTAGATGGGAATACAAGTAAATCTCCTTCCCTGACAACAGGTTGATATTTTAGATTTTCACCTGTAGCAGCTTCTAAAAAGGGGCAATGAAACTTAGTTGCTTCATGCTCTCCTGCATCATAATCAACATACAAGATGGCAGAGTATCCTGTAGCACCATGATTATGTGGTCCGTGATAATCGCCTGGTTTTGATAGTTCATACCAAATTGAGGTAATCATTACGGGGCAGGGATAAGTCTGTGAAAAATCTCTCATCTCATCATCAATACAATCCGAGATTACAGGCATATATTCAGGGATGCCACCATTATCATAGAAGTCAGTATACTTATCCAAAGGAAGCACTTTCATAATTGCTTCTTTCTTTGCTGCCCAATTCTGTAGACTATATTGTCTAAAAGGAATCTTGAAGAGATAGTCTCTTGCGTTACTCATAATATTTCTGGGGTTTGTTGTGTAGAGATACTTAAGGTAACTCTAGCAGAGTGAACATCAGGATCATGATATACACCAGCAGGTATATACAACGCATCACCTGGTTCTACAATATGTATTGCACCATCATCAAACTTATATGAGACCTTTCCGATAGCACCAACGATCAAAACATTCACATCATCATTGTGACGACCAAATGTTGTTGAACCTTTAGCAAAGGATGTGTATAAATGACAACTGGTTGTTGTCCAATCATTCTCAATCTCTTTTACTGCATCAAATATGGTCCTAGTTTGATTTTCATTATGGAGAACAATAGTTGGTATTTTGTGTCCGTGAACACTACATGTACCAAGTTCAAATTCATTCTCCATTTTGCGAATAACATCATTCCATGTTATTTGCTTTGCTAATTGATAGCGATTTTTATGGAAGGTAACCATTCTTTTCTAACCACTCACGAGTCAATGGTGTAGGTTCATAAACTTTCCACATTTCACCTGCTGCACATGCTTGAAGTGCTGCTTGTGTCATGCCTTCAGTCTTACCCGCCCAGAATGCTTCCTTTTCCCAAGGAATTGCTTTGGGCATGTTCTTATATGTATCACTCGCAATGTCCTGCCAAATTTGAGGAACTTTGTCTTCATCCATGATGATAGCAATCATACTATTATCAATAGTTCCTGCCATACAATCTTGTGCAGCGTGCCATCCTTCGTGCCTAGTAACACTCATGAGCACATGAGGACGATGCATGAATCTTTTATTCAGGAAGAAGTTATTACCAACAGTGTAATATACACCGCGATGTCCCACAGGAAAATACTTTTCTTCTGCTAAGTATACTTCAATACCAATCTGTTCAAATGCGAGCATGATTTGATCAAACTCTCTAGAAACAGTATCCCAATTAGAATCTGGAAAATGATGCCGTAGATCACCAGATGAGTATATTCTATGCACATCTTCTGTACATTCTCTCATCATCATGCATCCTTGTGCATGGGGTGTGTACCATTCATTTTTTCGGATTGGGTCTGAAAGGGCAGGTAGGACACCCACCCCCACAGCAACCGCGCTGGCAGCAATAAATTTCCACATAATGTTCCTCGATAATGTATTCATGGGCAAAGAGGGGATCGAACCCCCGACAACCTCGGTGTAAACGAGACACTCTACCGCTGAGTTATTTGCCCAATCTAATGTATTTGTAAGTGGTATGCGATCCCCACTTCATGTTGCCTTCTTCGTCGTATCCTTGATCTTTACTATGTAGTTTGTCTCCAAAAAGACGATACTCGGATACAACACGATATCCTTTAGCACCAGTACACTTATCTCCGATCAAACGACCGTTCCATGAAGTGCCATCGAACGTAAATATCATATCACAATTTTCCGATCTTGTCCAATTAAGATCATAATTCTCCACAATAAATTCCGTATCCGACACCTCTACAATTTTGTGGTATCTTTCTCGATACGGTTTAGTTGGTCCTTCTCTTCTGTAATAATTTTTTGAATGCAACCCACCATCAATTTTCTTCCATTCTATCTCACTAGAAGAAAATAAATGGGGTGCAGATTGTGCTTGATATCGGTTCGTCCAGTGTCCTAAGAAATATTCCTCAATCGTCATAAACCAGACATTCAGGTTCAGAAGGATTCTGATCACAATAAAGTTCCAAGTATGTTGGATCGTGATGATCTCCTGCTGCAATCTCTTTTTTATGGTGCTCTACATACTCTTCCAACTCATGCAGTTCACCTTCAATGTGACGACGCATTTGCGGATTAGTAGTAGGATCTCCGAGAATCTCTTTGTCCTTTTCGATATGCTTTTCGATGGATTCCATATGGTATACAAATGATACGTTATTATTTATATGAAGAGTCTTATCAACCCTCACAAGGTTATTTTAGTGCTAATTGGGTTGATTGTCAAGTGTTATGGTGGGAGAATAGAATCTTTTAATAGTACAAGTTCTGTTTTGTGCTGACTGCCGTTGACAATCTTGTGTGCCACCGACGCGATCAGATATCTACCACTATATCTTTTATCTATCTGTGTTCTACCAGGATTCTTAAATGTGCCAGGTATATTCAAATTTACACCTTTACCTGCATACAGATCTAAGTTACCAGGTATCTCTATCCTCAGTTTAAAATTCTTGATAGACTCAATTCGCATATATTGATATGCTTGAAGTTCTACTAATTCTTCGTAGTTTTTCTGAGGATTATTTTTATATTTTTGATCAAAGATTTGATTAGATAATGCACTATAACGAGTTCTCTTTGGATAATCAGTCATTGCTTGAATCTGCTTATCCATAAAAGCAATAGGATTCTTAGTCTTTTTAGAATTCAAATGCTCCATCGATTGCCAAATATCTTTGATACCATATCGATATGCATCAACAGACATGTCTGTACTTAAACCAAACTTAGAAGATGTAATAGTAACAGGGTCAAATCCTACACTATATCCTGACCATGCACCATGCCTTAAACCCATCAAGAAGTTTCTTTCTTCTGGGAATACTAATGCATCAATTTTATATTGATCGTCACCACCTTCATCCATACTTTTTTGAGAATATGTGTAAGTATATAATTGTGCTTCTCCCGTTTTCCAATTACTCTTTGTAGTTTTCTGATTGTTTACATCCTCAATCATTTTATCGACTGATTGAAAATTATATCCTAAGGCATTTTCCCAGAAACAAAAACCATTTTGCAGATTTCCACCTTTCTTTGCCTTTCTAATTGATCTTTGCGATAACCAGTAGATTGTATCGAAAGGACGCCAGTTAGTTGCAACAAATTGTTGTTTGTTAATAGTTTCTTCTAAGAATACATTTTTCTTAGTCTGTAAGAATCTTTTATCAGTTAATAACTGCTTGATAATTTCAGATGATTCCGTCTTACCACCAAACACTACATGACTATGACCAAATATATTACCAATTTCATTCTTTACAAATTCATCAGAGCAACAGTTCAACATAAACATGTCTTGACCGCTAGTATCTCTAACTCTAGATACAATTTCATATGAACGCACAAAATATGTACGATCAATAATAGGACTTACCAATTGAATCTTTAATTGTTCAGATCCTGTAAATGCACCAATAGCACCTGCAGCGTCTTGAACGACTAGTTTAATCTCAATTGTTGCTGATGTAATACTTTCAATAACTTCTACACCAATGATAAAATCAGCGATATTCGCTTCACCTTCAGGGTTAGTTACTAATTTTCCATCTCTATAGACATAGACTCTATAGACGATCTCACCAATTTTCTCTCTAGGTAATGTCATCGGAAGATTTTATTGAATATATTTTGTGTAGATCCAAGCATAGCGGCAGTTGTTCTGGCAACGGTGCCACCGCCACCAGCAGCAACAATGTTTTGTCCACTAGCTTGACTTTGTGCCATCATCTGCATTACCGCCTGTTGTGCCGCTTGAATCGCAGCACGATTACCAGCGTTGGATGTTTCAACAGCTGATATCACACCTTGAACCATGCCTTGTGTTCTATCATTTATATCAGCACGAGCAGAGTTTCTTTTCTTTGTTGCTTCTACCAAAGCACGTTCTTCCTGAATTGATCTAAAGTTACTAGCACCGCCACGATACATTGTACCCATCGGAGTCAATCCCATTCGTTCTTCAATAGACCTAGAATCTGATGGAGTAAACCCTGCTGTCAGACTGTTAATGAAAGCAGATCTATCTTTCTTTGCCTGATCTTCAGAGCGTTGACTTTCTTGCTGACCTTCACCAACATGCCCATTAAGACTGTTACCACCTTGATAAGGACTACTTGGAGCTGCTAAGATTGGTGTAGTACCTGCTTTAGGACCAACATACTTAAAGTGAGCACTTTCAGCATTATGGTTATAAACATATTCCCAACCATATTGTCTACCATTTGCCTTCAACCATTGATATCCTTCACCATTAATATCAAGTGCTTCTCCAAATAAGTGATGTGATTCTGGATGTCCGCCAATAGCAGTATTTTTTGCTCTACTTCTACCAGAACTTGCAACAAATGATGCTAAGTCCATACCAGAAGCTTTCATTGCTGCAGCAAATTGCTCTGCTGCTGGTTCTGACAATACAATAGGTCTATTACTTTGATCTTTTGTACCTTCAATAGTAAATCCAGAACCTGTCTCAGGGTGAGTTGCTGGTTTGATAGTCCCTGATGCATTTTTATTTGATTTTGTAGTTGGTCGTTCCTGAGAATCATCACCAAAACCAAGGAAATTCTTTAACCTTCTAAAGTTATTTGTAAAGAAATTACCACCACCTTGAGGTCTGTTTCCACCAGTATTTTGACCAGATGTTAGAGGAGTAGACTTCATGTTCTTAACATCAAATCCACCAACTTTCAATGCTTCAACCATTCCTTTACTATATCCATCAGTGGTATATCCCAATCTAATGTTAGCAGGATCCGCATTAGGTGAGTATGCTTTTGCTACAGCAGCAATACCATCTAAGGGATTACCAAAGGCATTATAGTTTTCGGGGTGTCTATTTACATCATGCCATAGTTTGATATTATCT